TTCGCATTAACACATATCCTACTGCAATTTGAGCTTGTTTTGGTTCATGCGCCGACTCCATGTAAATGGTTGTGGCGAGGCATAACAATGCTTGATCTAACATAGCAGTCTCCTTATAACATCAGCACTTAGCTTTGAAGCCAGTTCCTTGTTATTTTTTATTATTCCGAACTTCTTGTTTTAATCTTTCTAGATACCATGAGGCCTTGTCTAAATCCTCTAGTCCGTTTTTGAATTTCCATCGCCAAACATATTTGATAATGTTTCCTTTCAGGAATCCCCTGAAATCATCTTTGTCCATTGAAGCTTCAATGGCTTCGATGCATTCAATGCCACCATTCTTGGCATAGTGGCGAGGATTATTTACGGGGTCGTGCATGGTCAGAACGATGCTTGGTGGAGATCGAAGGCCTCAAAGGCCTCTTTGAACAGCGGACGGGCGAGCATGGAAAGCGCTTGAGCATAGGCTTGGATTTCGCCTTGGCTGTCAGCCTTATCTCGTAATGAGATAAAATGTAACAAAGCTTGCAAGCTGCAGGTCCAAGTGAAGCTTGTGTACATGCCGACAGGCAGAATGCCTCGTGCCTGCTCTTTGCTCACACCTAGCGTCAGGAGGGCCTTGTAGGCCTGTTTGGCCTGCTCCAAGGCCTTGGCGTATTCGATCATCGCCATCTGGTTTGCGGGCTCTTCTAGGAGCCCGTCAGAGGCCTGCTTGTTGCTGGCGCTTTGCTGGCGAAACCCACGAGGCATGTAGAACAGATCGTCGTCAGCTTCGCAATAGCGAAAGCTTTTCTCGTTCCAGCCAAGGGTGTCATTAGCGAAGGTGCCCCCAATGACATGCTTCCACCATTGACGACAAACGAACAATGGAGCCTTCACTTGCCATTTTGTGACAACGCCACGAAATGGACTGGTGTGTTGATGCTTGACAAGATAGTTCAGAAGCTTCTGGTCCTTATCGGACCATTCGCTACTGGTCTGATCAAAGCTTTGACGAGCATCACAAACGATGTCCAAAGAGCTTCCCATCCAATCGATGAGACGCACCATGCTGATGCCGTCCATTAGCGGGTCAATTTTCGCCATTGTCAAAATAAATGATGAGACGGAAAGTAAGCGTCACTAGCGCCCATTGCCAGAAGCCAAGCACAAAACTTGGGAAGAATAGCCCCACGCAAATACTGAGCAGCCATGCACGCAGGCAAAGGAGGCCAAAGCTGGCAAGTAGTTGGCCGCCAATCTTTGAGGCAGTTTGGATGAAATCTTCAGTGGTCGGGGAAAGCATTGTTAATTAGCGAAAGGGGCCTGAGTCGCTGCAAACTGATTGTAGGAGCAATGTCCGTAGTGGAGTGCCAGCGTACCTGTGCTTTCCTGGCCCGTCCACTTGCATCAAAGCCTTCAATGGTGCCAACAATGGAGGAGGGCATCCACCCAGCGGCTGTACGTTGCACGTACACCACATCTTGCCCAGGGAGCCATTCATGGTTGCGAGGCGTGCGAGGGAGCTTGTAGGGGCGGTAGCCCGCCCCGCATTTTACGGCATCCTTCCCATCGTCCACCTTATAAGCAAACCGCTTGCCAAATTGCCGCATGGCTAGGCTAAACGAAATGAAGAGAGAACAATGTCCAGGATGTTTTCCATTCCAGTAGGATTAAACTACAACGGACGGGAATGCATTGCTGCCATGGGGCCATTTGAGCGGAGCATGGAAAGGGACTTTGCCCTTGTCGCCAATAGGAAAGCCCTTGGCGAATGTAAGGATGCTGACAAGCTGCGTGAAGTGGCTTTGACGATGATGGAAGGTTGGAGCAACATGCAAGAAGCCGTGAGTTCCTTGGTGAAGGAAAACCTTGAGCTGCGTCAAGCAATGCAATTGCAAGAAAGCGATTTGGAAGCGGCTGATGCTTTGCTAATGGAAGCGGCTGAAACTGTTAACAACTTTGCAAAGAAGCAGCAATCCGCTCAAGCCAAAAAATTTCCTTGGCCGTTTGGCTGGTAAGAAGATAAACTTTCCATCCTCCCATGGTGGCAAGATTGAACTTACGAGCATCGCGCTCGTAGCCAGAGCCCGTTACGTGCCTGCCCCTGCTAAACGTGCCTCCTTGTATTTCAATAAGACTTTGGGAGGGCAGGTGAGCGAAGTCTGCCCTGTAGCGTTTTGACCGCTTGCTTTTTGCATAGCGCTCTTGAAAATCAGCCTCCCATGTTGGGACGTCGCTGAATTCCCTGATCAATGGAATGCCAGGGAAATGAGCTTGCCAAAGGCCGAGAAACTGATCTTCAAGAGCACTCACGGTCTATACGGCAGCGAAGGCTACGCTAGCGCCTTGGTTCTGATACTTGCCTTCTCCATAGCCCTGAGCAGCTTCTGAGCTAAGACGAGCAAACATAATTTGCACTATCCCTTCATTTGCGTAGATGCGCACTGGAAAAGCCAAGGGATTGACAATGCAAATAGTGAGATGGCCAGACCAGCCAGGCTCAATTGGCGTAACGTTGATGATTGTGCCTTGCCGTGCATAAGTGGATTTGCCATCGCATATGCCCATAATATTAGACGGCATTGTGATGAGTTCCACACTTACGCCAAGAGCGTAGGAGAACGGAGGCAGGATGAAGAATGTGGAGCCGCGATCTTCAACGGGCGTGGCTTCATACATCAGCTCCTTGTTGAAGGCCTTCACATCAAGGGCTTCCACAGGATTGTTGTTGTTAATGACCATGAAGCCCTGTGGGGACAGGCGCAGGTCATATCCAGCATGGCTCAGTCCGTATGAGAGGGCTTTCGTGCCATTGGGCAGCTCTCTTGTTTTTTCCCCAACGAAAGGAGAAAGAATATCATTTTCAGCAAGAATGCTGATTTCCTTGTCATTAAGAAGCATGGTTCCGAGGAAAAAGAAAGGGGCTCTTAAGAGCCCCGTTTGCAAGACGTGAGAACGAACGATCAGAACGGATCGTCAGAGAAGCTCTGCTTGTTCTTGTTGCCATTGTCCCACATGGAGGCATAGGCCTTGGGAGAATTGTCAAGCTTGTTGACAGTCACCTGGCCCTTGAAATGGGGGGCAGTATCCTTGTCACGCTTGTCATTGTCCCAAAGGGCAAAACGCAGGGAATAGTTCCCTTGGGGATTGGTGCCAGCTTTCTTCATGGCATTGAGGATGTCGGGGGTGAGATCGACAGTGCCAGAGAATGCGGGAGAGTTACCTGCGGGCATTGAGTGTTCCTCAGAGGAGTGTAGTGGGCCCTTGGAGGGGCATCGCCAGCATAACGCCAGCTAGGACAGGGGTCAAGCGCCCCTATCCATAGAAATGGTTAAGGGGCGCCTGCCTGGGTAGTGTTCAAAGAAGAACTGCTGCACTTTCTGCACCATGATGCCAGCTTGCATGGCAAGCTCGGCGGCAGAGAGGCTCACAATCTGAGCTTCCTGGCCCTTGCCAGTGTCGGGATCGTAGATGGAGATAGCACAATGTGCCTCGTTCACTTCGATGCCATACATCTGTTCAATAGCTTGAACGTAAGCACCAAGCTGCATGCGATAATCGGCTAGTTGAGTGTCAGGCTTTGCCTTGTAAGAAGTTTTCCAATCGAGAAGGGCAAGTTCACCATTCTTCATTTTGGCAAGCATGTCGAAGGTGCCTGAATAGCCAATTTCTTGTGCATGATCGTACCAAGCAATGGCACTTTCAACAAGCAAAGGGCTGTCAACGAGATCAAGAAAGCCGACAATGCTTTCAAAATAAGGCACGTAATTCTCATGAGAATCAAGATGGCTTTGAATGTCCTCACCATTCCAGAGATCCTCTAGAACACCGTGAAGCCAATTGCCTCGATCCACAGCATTACGAGTGCGACGATTAGCTTCCTCATTTCCCACCTTTTTGCGCCAGTTCATGAGCGCTGCAATTTTGCCAGGCGACGAACACGCGCTCGCAATAGTCGTCACAGAAGGCAAAACAAACCCTTCTGGAACATTGGGAAAATCGTTGAGCAGATAGTAGCGCTTTTTCTGAATCTGGAGTCGGTTGGGCTCGTAACGGGGGAGCGCTGGCATCTGAAGGGCTGCAAGACATAGATCGTAACAGGCCATTGCTCATTTTTCGTTCATGTCCCAAAAGTATTCACAACCCTCTTCCTTCATTGGAGGGGCGGCAAAAAAGCTTTGCCAGCGGTCAGCGGGTGCCATGAAGCGCCAGCACTGTTCCTTGATGGGGCATCCTTCCCCATTGCACATTGCGATGTCGGGCATTTTGATTTTATTGGCAAGTTGAAGAAGAAAGATCCGATCAGTTAAAGGATTGTTTGCAATGACTTCCAGCATGGCAGCAATGCGACAATCACTGCCAAGTGTTTCCTCAGGGAAGCTCCAGAAAGCTTCGTGACAATCGTCAATCAGGGCACGATGATTTTGCATTGCGATATGCAAGATTTGCTTGACGCTTTTCTTCTATCATTTCGTATTCTTCAACCATGGCCCCCATGGAAGCCATTGCGCAGCTTTCAGAGAAGCCACAAGCTAAGACAAATTGCTTGAAATGTTCGGCAACTTCAGGCATGTAGATGTTGTGAAAAGAATAGGAGAGCTTGGTTTCTCCTTCTTCATAAAGGAAAGTGAAGCGACTCATGGAAGAATCAAGCTCGCGATCAAAAGAATGGTCCATCCAAGAACAATGGCAATGAGAGAAATGAGAAGGAACAATCCAAGAGGATCATTCGCCAAAAAGGTGGGGAGGAATGCTAGTAAGAGGGAGTTCATCTTCGTCAATACAAAGAGCGCCAGCAAAGGCCCGCACTAGGCGGGCCGCTGCCAGATCTATTGCTTTTTTGCTACGAAAGCCTTCATGCCTTCAATGATGGCTTCCGTATCCTCCAATCCACGGACGAGGTTGATCTCCTCGGTCATTTCAGCTTTGGTGATGACCACTTCCTGCTGCTTGGCCCACAGGGTCATCATTGAAGCCACCACGTTGCCGAACTGCTGCCAGCTCTTCACTTCAGTGGCACGAGCCAGGCCGATGCTTTCCAGAGCAGCTTTGCCAGATGCCATGGCAGCTTTCTCGTCTGCATATTTCAGAGGGTTGGCCTTGCAAACTGCTGTGAGAGCAGTTTTTGCGTCGAAGGGCTCAGCGGACCCTGTATCAACGGCAGCAGCAGGCCCTTCGCTTCCAGGAGCAGCAGCGCTTTCTTTAGGGGCAGTCTTGGTGCGTGCAGGCGCCTTGAGCGTGTCCTGCTGCAGCTTCGGCGTGTCCTCCTTCGGGATGTCCTCTCCGGCATAGAGCCGAAGACCAAGGCCCGTGAACGTAGCGATGGCCTTGACACTGGCACGCTGGATGTTGTCACTGATGGCACGACCATCGAGTTGTTGAATGGAATTATGCTTGCGGTCCATCACAGGGAACACCAAGGCAGGCGTGCGCTTGATGCCGTCCGTCAAATAGGGGCGAAGGATGAAGGCGCCAGGCTCGCCGAATACGGGCCAGCCAATAGTCTTCTCTTCAAAGGCCACAAACAGCGTCGGGAAATGCTCCTTTAGGTAGCGGAAGGCAAATGGCCACGACAGATAAGAGAGGCCCTTGTAATCCTTTTCAATGTGGGGGCCAATATCAGGAGTGTCGTAAGCATTGCGAAATGCTTCCGCAGTGATCTCTAGGGGAGCAAAAATACCAAGAGCACGCTCGGCCATTGCTTGTTTAGTCGGGTCGGAAAGGGCTTCCATGCTTGAAAAGTCGGACGGGGAGTAGGTAAGGATAGTGTGGTTCATTCCTCAGGAAAAGCGAAACGGTATTCCAAGCAGTACTTCTCCTCTGTCAAATTGACGGTTGCTTCAAGGACGAGCAAGTTCGTCTCCATAGCAAAGTCGTCAATACAAGAACACAGCTCGTAGTCAAGCTGCTTGATTCGTGCCGCCAATTCGTTAGTAGTGAGATTGGGAGAAGTCATCAGTCAAAAGAAGCCACTGCTTTGTAGCCACGGCCCAAGGGATTGTATTCGCCATACATGATGACAAACATCTTGCCAGGGTTTTCGTTCTTCGTGATGAGACTATCACCAGGAAGGGGCCAATCATTGATCACCCTCACATCAGTGG